CATTCAGAGCAGCTTGATCGCATGGTTAATGGCCTAATACCTTCTAAAAATGACCTAGGTGCTTGGAAAGCTGCAAAGGACACACTTAATACACATGGAAGAGAAGCGTACGAAAATGGATAATGAACAGTATCAGTATATCTCTGCAAGTTTAAACACGCAAGATGAAAAAGAAAATCCTTTTAGAGATCAAGACCCATTCAATAAGTCATGGGAGATGCTTAAAGATTTTTCTGGACTAGAACAAAACTTTCGCCGTAGAACAGCAAGAAACCTTAATAAGTTTGCAGATGTAAATAATGCAGGATATCTAGATTCTGCAAATGTTACACCATCAGGTGTAGATGCTTCATCAAAGCAGATTAATCCTGGAACGGTATACAGAAATGGTTACGGACTATTTGACGTAATTACTCCTCCATATAATCTATATGAACTTGCAAATTTTTATGATACATCTTTTGCTAACCACGCTGCTATTGATGCAAAGGTTGCAAACATTGTTGGACTTGGATATTCATTTGAACCAACAGATCGTACTATGCTTTCTTTTGAGGGTAAAGAACAAAGCGCTACAGATAAAGCACGTAAGCGTATGGAAAGAATGAAGCTTGAGATGCGTGACTGGCTAGAAAACCTTAATGATGATGATTCATTTACCAAGACAATGGAAAAGGTTTACACAGATGTTGAGTCCACTGGAAACGGATACCTTGAAATAGGTCGTACAGTAAATGGAGACATTGGCTATGTTGGTCATATACCATCAACAACAATTCGTGTACGTCGTTTGCGTGATGGATACATGCAGATAATTGCACAAAAGATTGTCTACTTTAGAAACTTTGGTGCAACCAATCCTAATCCAGTAACAGAAGACCCACGACCAAATGAGATTATTCATATTAAGGAGTATTCTCCACTAAACACTTTCTATGGAATTCCTGATATTATTGCAGCACTTCCTTCCCTTATTGGTGATCAGCTTGCATCACAATATAATATTGACTACTTTGAGAACAAGGCTGTTCCAAGATATGTAGTAACCTTAAAGGGTGCAAAGCTTTCTGGAGAGGCAGAGGACAAGATGTTCCGCTTCTTGCAGACAGGCCTCAAGGCACAGTCTCACAGAACTCTTTACATCCCACTTCCTGGAGATACTGACCAAAATAAGGTTGAGTTTAAGATGGAGCCAATTGAGAATGGTATTCAAGATGGTTCATTTAAGGAGTACCGCAAGCAAAATCGTGACGATATTCTTGTTGCTCATCAGGTGCCAATTTCAAAACTTGGCGGTACTGACTCAGCAGCAATCGCAGCATCAATTGCACAAGATAGAACATTTAAAGAGCAAGTTTCACGTCCTGCTCAAGGGCACCTTAATAAGGTGATAAACAAGATCATTAAAGAAAAGACAGATGTTCTTGAGTTAAAGTTTAACGAACTTACACTTACAGATGAAATCACTCAGTCACAGATTCTGGAAAGATATGTCAAGACTCAGGTCATGATGCCAAATGAAGCTCGTGAAGCAATTGGTCTTCCGCAGCATCCAGACGGAGATACTCCATTTGAAATGTCTCCAAGACAAGCAACAGATGCTAGAGCAAATGCATCTGGTAACAGAGCAAGAGATACCGAACGAAACAATAGTCAATCTGATGGACCTGCAACCACAACTGGACGCAATCCACAGGGTGAAGGCAGAGCGTCTCAATAGTTGAGAAAACTTTTAAAAGGTTTGGTATAATAGAATCGTCATGAATATAAATAAAGCACATTGGTCAACAGACGGCAATAATGTACGTCTGTCAATGCCTCTTACAAAAGTAGACAAAGAGAAGCGCATCGTTTCTGGATTTGCATCTTTGGACAACCTTGATAAGCAAGATGATATTGTTACAACAGAAGCATCAATGGAAGCATTTGCAAAGTTCCGTGGCAACATTAGAGAAATGCATCAGCCATCAGCAGTAGGCAAGATGGTTTCATTTAAAGAAGAAAAGTATTTTGATACAGAGTCAAAGAAGTTCTACAAGGGTGTTTTTGTTTCAGCCTATATTTCAAAAGGCGCACAGGATGCCTGGGAAAAGGTTCTTGATGGTACGTACACTGGTTTTTCTATTGGGGGACGAATGAACAAGTGGGACGATGCATATGATGAAAAAGCAGATAAGACAATTAGAGTTATTAAGGAATACGATTTGATTGAGTTGAGTCTTGTAGATTCCCCAGCAAATCAGTTTGCAAATATTGTATCCGTTGAAAAGGTTGACGGAGTAGACACACTAACAGGATCATCAGTTAATGTAGTTGTTGAAAATGTATTTTACGATTCAGAATCTGGCCTAGTAACTTTGTCAGCAAATGAATCAGAGGTAAGTCCAGTCACTGGCGAAGAAATGAAAAACATTGGTTTTGTTGAAAAAAATGATTCAGAAAAAACAGAAATGATAAAGTTCTTAGTTGATAGTGCAAAAGGCATTAGAACAATTAAGATAGCAAAGGAGGATAATCCTATGACAGAAGAAACAACAGCAGTTGTTGATGCTCCAGAAGCACCAGCAGCAGAGGTAGTTAATGAAGTTGAGGTTGCTCCAGAGGCTCCTGCAGAGGCAGTTGCAAAGTCACTAGAAGTTACAGAAGAAGTTGTAGCAGAAAAGTCAGATGCAGTTGTTGAAGAGGTTAGTGCTCCTTCTATTGAAGAAGTAACAGAGAAGGCTGACGAAGCAATCGTTGAGGTTGCAACAGCAACAGCAGAAGTTGCCAAAGCAGTTTCTGAAATTCAGAACTCTGTAACTAATGCCTTGAGCGATCTTGCAGCAACAGTAAAGGCTATGCAAGCCAACGTTGATGCAATTACAAAGTCTCTTGAATCCGTAACAGAGGAAGTTAAGGAAGTTAAGGGAAGCTTTAATGAGTTTGGAAAGACCGTAGATGCCGTAGTTGCAGATACCGCTTTCCGCAAGTCTGGCGATCTCGGCGAGATTGTACAGGAATCACCTAAAGTGATTCAGAAATCCCTATGGGGCGGACGTTTCCTCACAAATTCCGACCTATTTAACTAAAACAAAATCACTAGGAGGTGAACAATATGTCAGAAACAACAAACACAGATCTTCAAAAGTCTTTTAATCATCCCACAGGTGATGGCGTTGCCGTATCAGGTGGAATTGGTGGTGCAGTAGCACAAGGACCTGACGGAAATCTAAGTCCAGCAGCTTCGCTTGGTAATATTGCTACAGCAAACTACGGACTAACAACAGGCGCAAACGCAGTAAACCCAACTGGTACACCAGGTGGTATCCTTGCACCAGAGCAGGCTCGTCGCTTCATTGATTATGTATGGGATGCAACTGTACTAGCCAAGGATGGTCGTAGAGTTACAATGCGTGCTAACACAATGGAACTTGAGAAGGTCAACGTTGGAGAGCGTGTCATTCGTGCAGCAGCACAGGCACAGCCTACATTTACAAATGCAGGTGCAACATTCTCTAAGGTAGAACTTACAACCAAGAAGATTCGTCTTGACTGGGAAGTTTCAACAGAAGCACTAGAAGACAATATTGAAGGCGCAGCACTTGAGGATCATCTAGTTCGCTTGATGACCAATGCATTCGCAAACGATATTGAAGACCTTGCCATTAATGGTGATGGTTCAACAGGTGACTTCCTTTCAATCATGGAAGGTTTCGTAAACCGTGTTAAGACAGATGGTGGAGCACATGAGTCAATCGTTACTGTAACAGATAACGCATGGACACCAGAAGTTATGCAGGATATCATCCTAGCAATGCCACGCAAGTACCGTGCTATCAAGAACAATCTAAAGTTCTACGCAGGTACAGATGCATTCCAGGGAATCGTTAAGAATAACGGTACACTTGCTGATGCAGTTGCAGAAGCATTTGCAGGACAGATCGCAGGATCAACACAGGCTAATCGTCAGGCTTACCTAGATGGTGGAGCACAGACATTTGGTGGAGCACGTACAACACGTGTTCTTGGTGTTGACGTTCAGGAAGTTCCATACTACCCAGCAGGCTATGTAGATCTTACATTCCCTTCAAACCGTGTATGGGGATTCCAGCGAGATATCACTGTAAACCGCACATACCAGCCAAAGAAGGACACAATTGAGTACACAGTATTCGTCCGCTTTGGTCTACAATGGGAAGAGCTTGATGCAGTTGCTTACGCAGATGCTGCAGTAGAGTCATAATCTCAAATTAACTTGACGAGGGAGACAGCGTAAAAACTGTCTCCCTTAGTCATATTCTGATATAATAGCAGTGGAGGATACAATGTCATTAATAGATGAATTAAAAAGCAAGACTGTCTTTGAACTAAAGTCATACGCAAAGAAAAATAACATTGACCTATTTGGGGTAAGTACAAAAAATGATATTTTAGAGGTAATTTTTAGCTTTGTGCCTAAAGAGTCATCAGAGCTAGTGGTTAAAAAGCAAGAGCCAAAAGAAAAGGTAGCAGTTTATTCAGTTCGCAATCTTCACTGGAATGGCGTTGGTGAGTTAACCAAGGGGTATAACATAGTCACTAAGGAGGATGCTGATAAATGGATAACAAACAAGTCTGTACGCACAGCTTCTCCAGAAGAAGTGAAGAGAGCATACGGTAAGTAACCCATGGAAGCTTTAAGATTACCACCATATCCTATTCTTGTTACGTATACGGTTGCAGAGCCAGAGACGGATCATATAGTTCATATCAAGGACAAAGATAGAAACGACATACTTGCAGAGTATGAAGTAGAGTCTTCTGCAGACGCAAAGATTGCTATAGAAGTTTCTGGGGATTTTACTAAGTATGACGATAGCTACTATCTGGTTGTTTACCAGGAATCTGTAGATCAAGATTTAATTGTTGTTGAAGATAACCTAGAAATAAAAAGACCATATGTAAACCCTGCCAGACTAGCAACAACAGCATCTGAGATTGCAGAGTATGCACAGTATGAAAGAATTGCAAGAGCCATAATTGACTCAATTACTGGTGGATTCTACTACAAGATTGAGTGGCTTGATAAGACTGGACAAGCAACGGATTATCTTCCTATTTGGGACAGAACTTACAAGATCTTAAAGGCATATGAAAACTCATTACTAGTTTATGATGCAAGTTTAGAATCTCCTGTTCTTGGTGAATGGGTATACGAATTAACAAAAGATAAAACTGCCATAATAAAAAACACAGAAGAAGTAGGAATGATTGGCAATAGATCTGAGCAAAAGAGCTCAACTATTAGTACTGCTTCATCAGATTCATTTAATGTTTATGATACAGATTACAGTGAAAACGCATATACATTCTCAACTGGATCACATTTCCCAGAAGGATGGGATTACCTGTTCTTACTTGAAACGGGATACAAGGTTGTTCCCCATGACATATATGAAGCAGCATCAATGCTTATTGAAGACATCAAGTGTGGAAAAATAGACTATTACAAGAGATATGTGACATCATACAATACAGAGCAGTTTAGAGTTCAGTTTGACAAAACAGTTCTTGACGGTACTGGAAATATGCTTGTTGATAAGATCCTTGATAAGTATAAGAAGAGTATAACAAGAATAGGTATTCTTTAATGCAATGCGAGCCAACAGACTTTATATACCCAATGATTGCAGATGTCTATTATCCAATAGTAGATCAGGGAGCATACGGTAACGTAAAGAAGCAGTGGATTCTTGACAGATCAATTGCCTGCAACTTTGCACCTACTGGCCAGTCAGCAACAGAAGATGTTAAGCCAAATGTTAACATAACTAAAGAAAATATATTATTAGGAAGAACCAAGACAGACCTTAGAGTATCCTCATCAAACAACAGAAACTCAGTAACTAACGTAGTCGTAACAAATATAAGAACACCACAGCAAGAAGACGTATACCTAGAAACCTCTGGTCCAAGAAACGGACGCTCAACTATATATGAAATAGCATCAACTGAAGCTATAGTTGGTCCGTTTGGCAGTGTAGAGTACTACAAGGTAGTCTTAAGAAGATCAGAGAATCAGGCAAGTGACCTATAATGAAAGTTATAATGAATGACCTTGCTTTTAAAAAAGACATGAAGAATATCATGAACTACTCAATTGGATTCTTAGAAGGCGTACAAGCAGGAAAAATAAAGTTTTTAAATAATGTTGGAGTAATGACAAAGGAACTATTGGAACAATATATAGACTCAAATGCCAGGGTAAATCCAGAAGCACTACACCATATATATGAATGGTCTAAAGTGGGAAGTCCTGATGCACGTCTATACGATATAAACTATACAATAAGCAACCTTGGCCTTTCGTTTGTGTCAACATTTAAGCAATCAACATCAATTAAGGATGGCTCATCAGTACCTTTTTATAACAAGGCAAAAATAATGGAAGAAGGCACTCCAGTAACCATAAGACCAAAAAGATCAGACGTTTTGGTTTTTGAAGATGGTGGAGAAACAGTCTTTACTAAAGGCGAGGTTGTAGTACAGTCACCTGGAGGAAGAGCAACAACTGGCTCTTTTCAAAAAGTAGTAGATACATTTTTTACTAGATATTTTACTCAGGCATTCCTAAAGTCAAGCGGTATTTACCAATACTTTAATAATGCAGATGTATACAGAAAGAATCTATCAGCAGGCAAATCCTCTGGCAAGATCAAGGGATACCAAGTAGGCTATAGATGGATAGCGAATGCGGGGATTAAATAATGGCAAATGGCGATGTTTTAAATACACCAGTTTTGTGGATAAATAAATATCTTCAAGAAAAAATAGAGGAGCTTGCTGGATTTAGTCGTTTACCTTTTTTCCCATCTACCCCTACAGCTCTTGACGATCTTACAGAAATGTTTCCAGAAGGTGAGGTCATGGCGGTATACGATAGACTTATAAAGATGAACCGTAAGGGTTTTCCACATATAAAATGTGAGCAAATACTGTATTATTTTTATGCAACATCATTTAATAGTCCTACAAACATGGTTAAGATTCAAGAGGCAGTTCTTAGACTTATGGATCGTTTTGATGAAACGGCAGAAGAGATAAACAACTGGTGCTCTAATAGACAGATAAATCTAGGTACAGAGCAGAATCCAGACCTAGTAGACAACATCTTTTACTTCCACAATTTTAAGATTTATCAGCTTGAGGAGACCAGGGATATTATTGACTTTGGCACAGCCCGTACCTATGGTGGTAATAAGATAATCATTGATTTTGACTATCATCAAAAGCCAGTTCTAAATGCAGATGGCAAGGATTCAGTCATGTACACAGACTGGAAGCCTGAGAAACTAGCCACAAAAATAGTCCTATAAAACACTGTTATAATTGAGTTGAGGAAACACAACGCCGTACAACTAAATATCTATTTTTACAGAAAGAGGTGAATAAATGGCATATAGTCGTGGAACGTCTACCAACATTATCGTTGGTGCAGCAGCATTATTTATTGCAGACACTACATTGGCACCTACAGGAGCTAACGCTCTTCCAGCATTTGCTAACGCTGAATCATACAGAGAGACTCTGCAAGCTGATTCAGACTTTACAAACGTAGGTTACACTATGAACGGTCTTGAATTGCAGTTCCAACCTGACTTCGGTGAAGTACAGGTTGACCAAATTCTTGACGTTGCTAAGCTTTACAAGCAAGGAATGCAAGTTAATCTTGCAACAGCTTTTGCTGAGGCTACACTAGAGAACCTTCTATTGGCTCTAGCATATGGTGATTCAAAGCTTACCACAGCACTTAATGGAGACAAGACATTAGATTTGTCAGCAGGAGATATCGGTGAATGCCCAGTTGAGCGAGGAATCGTTGCAGTTGGTCCAGGAACTGGTGACTGCGTAGACTCTGCATATGTAGAGCGTGTTTATGCAGCATACCGTGCACTTTCAATTGAGAACGTAACAGTATCTGCTAAGCGTGACGAAGCTTCAATGTTTGAGGTTTCATTCCGTCTTCTTCCAGAAGATGGTGGATCATACGGTAAGATCGTAGATCGCACATGGGGCGACGCTTCATAATAACAACTTAATAATACGACTTAGCCCATCTCATAACGAGGTGGGCTTTGTTGTTTTTGTGGTAAACTTAATAGACTATGGCTACATCAATATATAAGACTAAAAACATTTATTTATTTGACGGAACAGAAATAGAGATAATGCCTCTTAAGATTAAGTATCTTAGAGAGTTTATGGATGCTTTTAATAATATTAAATATACAAAAGATGATGATGAAGCTATGATGGTATTGCTTGAATGCACAAGGATTGCTATGAAGCAATACTATCCACCAGTATCTAAAAGCATAGAAGAGTTAGAAGACAACATTGATTTGCCAACGGTACATGAAATATTAGATATAGCTGGCAATATTAAGATTGGCGAAAGCCAAGAAGAAGATGTAAAGACACAAGCACAAAAGGGAGATCCAGGACCATCCTGGGAAGACTTTGATCTAGCTAAGTTAGAGTCAGAAGTATTCTTGCTGGGTATATGGAAGGACTATTCTGAACTAGAAGAGTCGTTATCTTTATCAGAAATTATAGCAATTATATCTAGCAAAAGAGATTTAGATTATCAAGAAAAGAAATTCTTTGCAGCAATACAGGGTGTTGACTTAGAGGATAGTTCTGACTCAGACCGTGGCCAAAAAGAATGGGAAAATATGAAAGCTAGAGTCTTTAGTCGTGGTGCAACAAATGATAGTAGTGACGTTTTATCACTACAAGGACAAAATGCTAAGAAGGCAGGGTTTGGTATTGGTATGGGTCTTGACTACGAAGATCTTAGATAAAATAAGCGTTATTATGCTATAATTGATACAAACCTAGGGAGGGATCAACATGGCAACAACTGTTTATGAATCACAACAGATTAAGCTAATTGATGGTACAGAAATTACTCTAAGACCGCTTAAGATTTCACTTTTACGAAAGTTTATGAAAAAGTTTGAGGGTATTGCAGAGGTAGTAGATGATAATGAGAAGTCAATTAATCTACTAATGGAATGTGTACTAATCGCAATGGAGCAATACAAGCCAGAACTAGCATCAGATATTGCTGCTCTGGAAGAAAATATTGATTTGCCTACTGTGTATAAGATTGTTGAAGTAGCATCAGGAGTTCCAATTTCTGAAGCAGCAACACTCTTTGCCAGCAATGCAGATGAGTAATAATTAAATAAAGAGGTGTAATGAATGGCTGATGCTCAGTCCAATATTAAGGTAAGTATTGATACTGCTGAAGCACTGGCGAATATCAAAAACTTACAGAGACAGATATCAGCCTTTCATACATCAATGGCAAAGGGCGGTGCTGCAGCTAATGCAGTTACTGCTCAAATGCAGCAAGGCTTAATTAACTCAATTAATGCTACGGGCAAGTTCTCTGCCCAGATGAAAACAATCAGAACAACCACTGAGTCGTTCACAAATTCTTTAGAGAAGAATAAGTTCTCACTTGGAGAATACTTTAGATATGCTGGTGGAGCATCAAAAACTTTTGGTAGATTGTTTAAGTCTGAATTTGAGACAATAAACAAGGTTGCTAGAGAAAACGTAAAAGACCTTCAGACACAATACATTAAGATGGGCCGTGATGCAAACGGTGCTATGAAGGCAATTGCTGTAAGACCTCTGTCTCTTGACATGAATGATCTTGCAACAAAGACAATGATTGCTTCTGAAAAGCAAGCATTACTTAATCAGCTTTTAAAGCAAGGCTCTACAAACCTACTTAACTTTGGTAAGAATACACAGTGGGCTGGTCGTCAGCTTATGGTTGGTTTTACACTTCCATTAATAAGTGTTGGTGCAGCAGCATCAAAAACATTTATGGATATGGAAACTCAGGCTATTCGTTTTAAGAAGGTATACGGAGATTTATTTACACCAGCATCAGAAACCCAAGCAGCACTAGAAGGAATAACAGAACTTGGAAAGCAGTTTACTAAGTATGGTGTTGCTGTTTCTCAAACAGTTGGACTTGCAGCAGAAGCTGCAGCAGCAGGTTTTCAAGGACTAGATCTTCAAAGACAGACAACTGCAGCAACCAAACTTTCTATTCTGGGACAAGTAGATAGCCAGAAAGCACTTGAAACAACAATTTCTTTACAAAATGCTTTCTCAATGTCTTCTGAAAAACTTGCAGAATCAATTGACTTTCTTAACGCAGTAGAAAACCAGACCGTATTATCTCTTGATGATATGTCAACTGCAATTCCAAAAGCAGCCCCAGTTGTACAACAGCTTGGTGGAGATCTTAAAGATTTAGCATTCCTTATGACTGCAATGAAAGAGGGTGGAATCAATGCATCAGAAGGAGCTAATGCACTAAAGTCTGGTCTTGGATCTTTAATTAATCCAACTGGAAAAGCAAACGATATGCTTTTAAGTTTTGGTATCAATGCAAAAAAGATTGTAGAAGATAATAGAGGAAACCTTAAGGCAACTGTTGTTGAGTTTGCTACAGCTTTAAATCAACTTGACCCACTAAATAGAGCTCAGGTTATTGAGCAAATGTTTGGTAAGTTCCAGTTTGCTCGTTTATCTACACTTTTTGCAAACGTTACTAAAGATGGTACACAGGCAGCACGTGTGCTTGATCTAGCAGGTGCATCTGTTCAAGAACTAGCAGCTTTGTCTGAAAAAGAATTAGGCATGACTTCAGAGTCTGCTATGAACAAGTTTAAGGGTGCTGTTGAAAATTTAAAACTTTCATTAGTTCCAGTAGGAGAAGAATTTTTGAAGGCAGTAACACCAATTGCTGAATTTGTTTCAAGTATACTAGATAGATTCAATAATCTTGGAGATGGAACAAAGAGAGCAATAGTTATTGCAACAACAGCTGTTGCTGGCCTGGGCCCAATTTTATTGATGACGTTTGGTTTGTTGGCTAATGGTGTTGCTAATATAATTAAGGGCTTTACAGCAATGAAGACCCTATTTAATAAAACTGGTCAATCATCTGCAACCCTTGGAACTGAAGTTAAGTATATGACACTTGAGCAAAGAAATGCAGCAGCTGTGGCAGCATCGCTTGATCAGGTTCATAGAAACCTTGCACAAACATTTACTGCAGAAGCAGCATCCGTAGATAAATTAACTGGTGCATACACTAGATCTATTGCAGCACAAAGAAACTTTATGCCAACAGCTATGCCAATAGGCCGTGGTCCAATTAAAAAGAGAGCAGATGGAAAGCCAGCAGTAGTTGGCGGTACAGGAAATCAAGACTCAGAACTAGCATTACTAATGCCAGGAGAAACAGTAATTCCAACCAAGATGAGCAAGAAGTACGCTGGTCTTATTAATGGAATGATTGCTGACAATATACCTGGATATGCAGAAGGTTTGGGATCTAGGTTTGTTACAAATACCTCTACATCTGCAGTAGCATCTCACTTTGATGTTACAGCACCAAGCGAACTTGCAAGAACAATTAGATTAGTTGGAGATGAACTAAAGGGATTTTCAACAACAGTGCTTAAGCTTACAGACAAAGTAGATGGCGAAGGATATGATTTAGTAAAGAGTCAAGAAGAGTTGGTTGGCTCAGTTAAGGATGACAATGCTGTCCTAGCTGGTGGAAGATCTTTCGGTGGTACAACAACTCTTGGCACAGGTTCAAGAAATACAATGTTTAATGCAATTGGTGTTAAGGGAGAGCCTTTTACATTGGATGCTTTGGCTGAAGCAGGAGATCAAGCAGCAGTAGCTTTAAGAGAAAATAAGGCTTCAACACAAAAGCACACAGTAGAGCTGGAGCAGCTATCTAAAGAAGGTGCAACTGCAAGAGCCTTATTACAAGACTCAAACAATGCAACTAAATCAAGAATTGACTATATGAGAGCAAACGCTAAACAAGCAATTACTGAAGGCTTGTTAGCAGATGCCAGAATTAAAATTGATGGCAAGAGAATTACTGTAGAGCAAGCAGGCATAATTGCTGATCAAAGAATTGCAAAGGTAGACGCTGAATTAGAAACTCTTAAGAAATCTGGAGTAACAACAGAAAAGCAAATCTTAGAAGCAAAGCGCAAATATTTAGCAGCTATGATAAAGTCAGGAACTGGTGAGTTTGTTGTTGCACCTTCAGGAACTGGCGGAGGAGTTGCTAGAGATACTGCTACTGGAAGACCAAGAAGCTCAAACAGAGTTAGCTTCTTAAATCAAAAAGCAGGAGAAAGACAAGCAGCTTACGGTGGACGTGGTGCTGTTCAGATATCAGCTTTGGTAGCAAAAGACTTTGCACTTAAGGGAAAAAGTTTAGTTGAATCAGCTACATCTGCACTTATTAGTGGTGCAAGATCAGCTCTTCGTATTTCGTCTCCATCTAAAGAGATGAGCGATGCAGGAGCAAATGCAGGAAAAAGTTTAGCAGATGGTGTAAAGTCTAAAAAGAAAGATGCTAACAAAGCAGGACAAGACCTTGGAAATGCTGTTGTTTCTGGAACAAAGTCTGGAAAAGCATCAAGAAAACAAGGACCTGCTGGAATTGGTCCAAATGCACCAGATGGAACAGTATTCCTTCCAATGACAACTCCTGAAAAACAATCTAGAATGTCAAAGGCTAAGGGTGCAGCAGGAAAGGTTGGATCTAAGTTTGCAGGACGTGGAGCAGCAGTTGGTATGGCAGGAAACTCTGCATTGATAGCAGCAGCATTTTTGCCTGGCAAAATGGGAGAGCTTGCACAAAAGATTATGCCAGCGGTTTTTGGATTCCAAGCACTTAAAATGGTATTGGGTTTACTACCAGGACCACTTAAACTAGTAGCTTTAGGATTGGGAGCAACAGTTGGTATAGTTAAGCTTCTTAATGCAGCAAAAGAGCGTGAGCGTGTAGCTGTTGAAGGTCTTGGAGATGCAGCACTAGTATCTGAAAAGAAGTTAAAAACTCTTGGAGATTTCTTTGGTATAGTTCCTAAAAAACTTGACTTCTTGTCTAGAGATAATGCTGTAGCTACAACTGGAGCAAACGCACAAGAGCAGGATCAGATTGATACATTACAAAAAGATAAGAATTTTCAAAAAGACTTTAAAAATGATATTGCTTCTTTAAAGAAGGGAACAGATGCTCAAGCCAAGCTCGTATTTGATTCTATTGCTATTCAATTGCGTGGATCAGGTTTTGCCAAAGAGCAAATAGATTTAATTATTAAAGCGTTACAGGAAGAGTCTGGAAAGACTGACTTTAAGTTTAACTTTGCTAATGTTGACCTTTCAACAGACGAAGGAATATTAAATTTTGATAAGAACTTTGGAGTTATTCTAAAAGAGCTAGATGCTGGAATTACTCAAGTATATGACAGCATGATGTATCGTGATAACAAGCTAAATAAATGGGTTGGTGGTGTAGTAACTAAGACATCTGAAGAGGCAAAGGTTAATCTTAAGTTAGCTACCGATGCTGCCACTGGTTTTATAAATGGTTTAAGAGGACAGCTAGAAGCTGGAGTTATATCTGCAGATCAGTTTGCTCAAGGTTTTGCAAGACTAAATTCATCAATTGCAACAATGCCAAAGCCAGAGCAGGTTATTTTGTTAAATGAAATATTTAAAACTTTACCAGAAAACTTACAAAAAGCAACTTCTGGCATGACTGATACTGGACAAAGAATGAATATTCTTAAAGCACAAACATTAGGTTTAGCAGGGGCTGCCTTAGTGTTAGCAGATTCATATAAAATTCTTAACTCTGCTATTGTTTTTGGTCCAGAAGATGCTATGAGAAGGAATGCTGCACAACTTAATGTAAATGCAGCTTTAGCTAAAATTAATGCAGCAGCAAAAAAGTTTGAAGATGATATCAGGAAAAGTTCAGGCGGAGGAACAACTACGAATCCGTTTAAGAGTCCAGGCGATGGAACCTCTGGTGGAAAGAAACTTACAGATGAAGAAAGATATCTTAAGATACTAGATAAGCAAATTGATGCTTTGAGGGCAAAGCAAGAAGCTCAGAAAAAAGCTAACGATGAAATTCAAAGAGAGCTAGATTTAATTAACAAGCTAGAAGACCTTGCTTCCCAAGCAACAACTGCAAAGCTGACTGGTAACTTTATTCAAGCAGCAATGCTTCAAAGACAATCTGTTCAGGCTCAACAAGAGTTTGATAGACAAACTCAGCTAAATCTTATGGAAGAGCCAATTGATAAGTTGATGGCACGCAAGAAAGCAATTCAGGATGGTGCTAAGCTAACTAAGTCAGAGAAGGCACAACTTCCAAAGACACCAGCAAAGGTTGTTAAAAAGGCCAATGGAGGTCTTATAAAGGGTCCTGGCACAGGACGCTCCGACTCAATTAGAGCAACTCTTGGATATGCAGGTGGAGGATCAATCCGTGTATCAAATGGAGAGTTTGTTGTAAAGGCTTCATCTGTTAAAGATTATGGAGTTGCTGCAATGAATGCAGTTAACAATGGAACTGCAGATATCAGAACAAATTCTGGCGGTACCGTGTATAATATAAATATGCCTATAACAAGTAACGCTGCAAGTCCAGAAGGAGTTGCAAACGAAGTTATGCGTAGACTTAAGGTTGAGCTTAATAAAAATAATAAGAGTAATAGGGTTAATATATAATGGCATATTTATTAGATGCAGGGGTGCAGGTATCTTTGACAGGTGCTAATGGCTCATGGCAAAAATTAACAGATCACAATAGAGAGCCAATTCAAATGTCAGTTGAGCTTATTGAGTCACAGTCAAGAATGGCTAATGGCAAAATGAGAAAATATGTTATTGCTAAAAAAGATAGAATATCAGTATCTTGGAAGTATGTTCCATCAAAACAATCAGAGTCAGCTGACGGATTTTTTGCTGCTGCATGGCTTGAGTCATTTTATCATTCTAATTCAGATATTCCAATTCATCTAAAGATAGTCAGCTCAGAGCTTGCTCCAGATCCTGCTATAGGAGTTTTACCAGCTGGTACATTTTATACAGCTCAAACTTCAGCAAATGCAACATCTGCAAATGGAGCAAAGACATATGTTGTATACATGACAGACTTTTCTAAAACCATTATTAATAGAACACAGATATCAGACTATGTTGATATGAGTATTGAGTTTACGGAGATATAATGCTCAGTAACGTAAGCTCATCTATATTTGAAAACTCAGACTCAATAGCATTATTGCCAGTAGTATCTGCTGAGTGGAATCATAACTTGTTTAATCAGCCATACATCACAACTGCAGGAACAGGCTCAAAGATATCTGGAACCCTTACATCTGGTACTGTTTCTGATGCAACAACTGCTGAAGCAAAAGAAAACTTTACAACAAAAAAGTTTACAATGTCAAGCGGTACTGGATCTGTATCCTACACAGTATCTGGATTATCTGGATCAGCATACAAGATAATTACCTATGTAAAAACAAATAGCTCAATGCCAGTTATGCTTAATGCATATGCAAAAGGTTCAGACTCCCAATTTGGTTCTGAGCAAGTAGAGGCAAGCTCTTTAGGATGGACAAAGGTTATAACATATATTGGTGGATCAAAAACATCAGGTGCATTTTCTTCTTTTGTATACACTATTAATGCAAATAGATTTGCTGAAGAAACAGAAAATCCTACAGTGTTTTTTACTTTACCTGAGATATACGAAACAACATTTTTTGATTATCAAAATGGATCACTATTTTCAACAGATAGCGTGTTTACATACTTCCGTCCAGGAGAATCTTACGTCTCATCTGGAGATGTAAAGTGTGAATTTCAACCTAGATACAGAAGAATTGCTTCTAAGGTGCTCAACTCAGAAACACTTAGCGATGGATTTTTTGGAAACAAGTATATGCCAGTTACTCCAATTATTCAAAACCCTTCATTCTTTCTTTCGTCACCACCAGTCGCAGTTCTTAAGAATGCACTTCCTACAGATATAAATCCATATAAGTACTTTGTTTCTGATTCTTCATCAAAGAGTATTTCTGCAATGTATGAAAAGCCATTGACAACTAATAAAATTGTTATAAAAGTTAATACACTAATGACTGTCCCAACATTGAATCTGTATATTAATGATTCTTTAATTACTATTGAAGCTGGTACAGCCAATGCAACAACATCAATAACGCCAATCGCAAATGATGATGGCTACAATACTGGTGTTATAGTTCTATACTGGACTGGAAGCATTTGGTCAAGAACACCTTGGACAGATATGCCACAGTTTGATGTCAATGGATTAATGACTAAAACAACATCAGTAAGTAAGATTAGACTAACTCAAATATCTAGGTCTATTAATTCTGAGTTTACGTCTTACTCAGGAGATTCTGTTACAAATGATTTAAACAGAATGCAAGTCATAGAAATATCCCCAAGACTAGAACTAAGCTTGTCAGATTTTGTACAAGATATTAGTATTACAAAATCATTAGATGCAGACAATACAGCTTTGCCAATATCTTCAATTAATTCAAATGATGCAAAGATAACACTTTCAGGTATACCAGTTGTAAAAAGTGATGGATCTAAGGTTACAATATTTTCAAGTCAAAGTGGTAATGCACTATCTAGTATGCTAAGAAAAAATGTTAAATTATACATTAATTTTTATTTGACAACGCATGCCACAGCTGGAACTGTTCCTCCATTAAATGCAAACAAGTATATTCCAGGCGGTGTATTTTATTCAGACTCATGGGAAGAAAATGACATTGAAACTGTTTCTGTTCAAGCCTACGACATATCTAGATACCTTCAGTCTTTGCCAGTTCCAGACTACGTTGCAAACTTAAAAACGGTATTTGAAGTTATAACAAACATATTAGACCTTGCTGGATTTACAGACTATGACTACGACTCACTACATAAGATCTGTAACAACAAAGCACAACCTCTTGACATAGCCTACTACTACTGTAATTCAAAAGACACTACCCTTGTTGACGCTTTAAACCAAATGTTCGTAGCTTATCAAATAGGAGCATATATTGATGAGTATGGAATTATGAAGTTTATTAGTCTGTATGACATTTTAACTAGTACTGCTGAAGGTTTGGTCATTTCCCAAGAAGACATAGCACAAGGTGGTCTTTCAGTATCAAATAAAGAAAAGCCAGGAAAGATATCTTTAAGATATCAAACACCAAAGGTAAAACAATCTCCTGCTTTGCAAAATGTAACAGATGTTGATATTAAAAACTCTCCTGCATTTATTTATACCACATCCAACGATGTTGTTTGGCAGCAACAAACAGTTGACTCTGTTGGCTTTAACTATATAGATGACAATATGACTCAAAATTCTAATACTCTTAGTATTAATACCAATGACCTGCTTGATATATTCCATACATTCAATATGGACACTAATGGGTATGTTGCAGTAGAAAAAGAAATTATGTCGTTTGAGTATAAACAATATACTATTTCAAATACTAGTGGCACAAAATCTACAACTGTGTCCATAAAGAATAGTCTTGAACTAGCTTCACAAATAAACAACTTTATTAAACAAAATACAATAGGTCTTAGAACAAGTGACGGTAGTGCTGGGCAAAACTATGACTATGATGTAGTGGTAGAGCCAACAGGAAAAATAACTAATGTTCAGCGTGGAATGTTTGGAACTGTTCCTGCAGACCATAGTAGAGTAACATCTTTATCAAGCAAGGGGTTATTGGAGAAAAGCATCAATGGTTCTTTTGTATTTTCTTCTAGCACTGGAAAAACATTAATTACTAATAACTCCGATAATAGCACCGTACTTCCAGATGTTGCTAAGATTGGTTTTCGCCCTGAAGGATCTAATAAGATAGCCGTTTGTCCATCATCTGAAACAAATAATCAGTACAAAACATATTCGGCTAAGTTTGATATACCAGATCAGTATGTCGCAGCAGCTGGACTTTATATTAATCAAAGCAGTGTAGGATCCTCTGACCCACTGTTCATAGAATTAATTAAATTTAGCAAGACAAATCCTCAAGGGTTTTTCTTTGATCCACCAGTATACAACTACATGATGGCAATATATGATTCATCTCAGCTTTATGCGTATACAGATGTTACTGGAGAGTGCAATAATATTTTAAAAACATTGCCAAGAGTCTTAAAGTTTAATCCAGATGCAGATGAAGGAAAACCAAGATATAGCTATGAAACTGACAATGTATTTAACTTAAGGGTTGTTTTAAATACAACTGATGGATCAGATGGTGAAAATGGATCAGTTAATAATGAAAATACAGCACTTTATGTTTATTTAAATAATAAAGAAATATCTGGATGGCAAGTACCTGATACATCAACTAGTGTTGCTGATTGGACCGCTCCAAACATTAATACAACAACAGGTATAAGACAAAAGCCAACTGTTCCAGCAACATACTCAGAATCAAAAAGTTTTGGTTTTTATGCCTCAGTTGCTCCAAGGGCACTGCCAGGAATATCTTATGAAACTCCTGTTTTTGCTTATTCAGTTGCAAATCTTAGAGAGCTACACGCCACAGAAAAAGCATTATTTGAAAGAAGTACTTCATACTTTTATCAAGACAGAGAGTTTTTAAATGGTCTTGTTCAAAAGCAACCTCTTTACTCTAACTATCAAACATACCTGATGCAGACAACTCCAGAGATATCTGGTATTAATTATTATGATGTTCAGTATACAACTCCTGCAGCAGTATCTGTTAATGTTTGGCCTGTTGAGTATATGCTTTCATATTTTCCAGGTAGCACAAAAGAGCAACAGCAATATAAGCAAAAAAAACTAGTAACCGAAGACTCTTTGTCATATTCAACACCACTGAATACAGGATTTAGAGCAAGAATGGCCATAGCCAATAATTCACCACATATGGTTATACTAACAAAAGAGTCAGACGAAGTTCAAAGAGTTACTGTAAATCTAAATCTATATACTCATGAGATTGTGGCACCATCAGACCCTGAAATTTTAGAGGTAGTAATTGACCCATCTAACATGAGCGAGGTAATACAGCTTGATTCAGAATGGATACAGTCAAAGTCTGCTGCCAACAAGATGCTCAAAATAGTTGAAATGGGCATTGATGGCTTTTCTACAACTACAACCTTAAGCATTTTTGGTAATCCATTAATACAGGTAGGAGATTTTGTTACTTTGTCTTATGATTTAAATGGTACCAACAACAAAAGAAACATAGTTACATCAGTATCACACAGCTTTAACAATGGACTAAACACAACATTGACACTAAAAAGGCTTAGCTAATACTGCTAGCCTGCTGTGGTATAATTAATAGAATAGGAGACAATAATGCCATATGTAAAAATATCAGACCCACAAGTAATTGACCTTGCTGCATGGCACCAGGTTATTAATGTGGTTAATCAGCATAGCGATAGTATTAGCTCAATAACCAATAACATGGGTGGAACCTCACCAGAGCTTATTGACTTTAATGGTGAAAATAACTTTGTTAATGTCTTTGATCCAGGAGCACAAAAAATGTTATACGGAAGAACAAAACTTAACACTAGTGACATGTCACCAGTAGCTGATACATATGAGCAAATTTATTATGGAACTATTGATTTTGCAGAAAATGGACAAACAGTTTTTGGAGCAAGACCAATAGTGACAGCAACCATACAGTTTGGTCATGCAAGCATAGCAGCACTTGCTGAAAAAAATTATGATTTAATTTTTAACATATTTGCTGTTACGCCTGAGCGTTTTAGTTATAGAATTAATAGAGCCATCGCTGAGCCAGACGAAGCAAATGAAGACAAAAGAACACCAAAGATTCCAGCAAACAATACATTCTATCTTAATTGGTCAGCTACAGGTCCAAAATAATTTGGCGATAAAATGACATCAAAATATAGAAGCAATAAGTCTGTTGCAAAAAACCCAACTATATCAATTGATGTTGATGACCCAAGACTCGCATGGGATAAGATAAAACAAACTCTCTCTCGCCAAGGATCAGAAATTGACATCGTTGGTCTTGATGGAAAGCAATTAATTCTTGGTGGATCAAACTTTAACTCTGGACCAATTAAGTCAGATCCAAATCCAGTAATACCTAAAGTTCCAAAAGTTCCAGGAGTTCCAGTGCCAGGAACACCACCGCTACCAGTAGAAAATTTAGTTGGTGAATGGGGAGAGTTAGACAGTATTGCATTAACATTTGATTTTGATACAGACAATGATTTGAATTTCTACATACATAGATTTTTAGTAAAAGTATATGACGGATCAAGAGATAAATGGTATGAGTTAAGGTCTGGATCTGGATATCTAGCAGCTTTATTTTTAGATACTACAAGTGTTGAACAAGAATTAACAATAACATCCAATGAACTTCTACAAGCTCTTGGTACTGAGTCTATTATTTCTAACATTACCAAAGTTGCAGTAGCAACAGCAGATATATTAAATGTTGGTGAGTATGTTGAAGCAGACATGCCTGAGTATGTATCTCCTCTGCCACAGCCAGTCTTTACATTATCAAAAGGTGTTGATTACTATGTTGTGACGCTAGACCCTGAAAATATTGCTTTAGCATTAACCAAAGGATTTTTTGGTGTAATAGTTGAAGAAAACATAACCACAGAGTTAGTAAAAGCAAACGTAAGCCTAACTTCTGGATGGAAACAGGCAACTGGTATTACATCTAATAGCACTATAGTTGTTTATGCACCAGACGGACTGCATCGTTGGGTAAGATTAAGGTATGTAAATTCTAATGGAAGTGATTCTGTATATTCAGACATACTTGACATTACTCCAGATCCATTTCAACCTGGAAATACTGATCCTCCAACACAGTTTACATCTGCTAGCATTGCTTGGTCAGGAAATGATATACTTGTTTCATTTACTCAGCCAGCAACAAACGCTGGCAATACAGTAAAAGTTAAACTTGTTCCTTACGTTAATGGTGTAGAAAGCACATCGTTATACGCACACTTTTATCATGTTATTGTTCCGCCAGAAACCTCATTTAAAATTTTATCACTAGATATGTTTGGACAGTTCAGTGCTTACTATTCAAAATTTAAAGCATATATAACATCGGTTTCAGCTCAAGGAATTCAGACAACTGGATCAGTTATTTCAGCGGGACCAATAGAAAGATCTAATCCATTAGCAGCTATATACCCAACCCTTGGAACACCAAATGTAAATACACCTACAGGAGTGTTTAGAGTAACTCCATCTGTTAGCGGATACATAGTTGATTTTGATTTACCAGCAGGGGCTACTAGGTTAGAGGTTTATGAAAAATCTACCCCATGGACGACCATACCTACAAATGACAATCTTGTTGTTTATTCAGGATTAAGTCCCGCCAGCATACCGTCAGAAGATAGCAGCGCAAGGTATGTTATAGTTCGCTATTATGACCAGTATGATAATTATTCTTTTTACAGCATGCAAAAGTCTGGACAAACGGCTGGTGTAGAAGTTATACCAATTGATGTTGGTATGGACTCTTTAATAGAGTTTCCAGTTAAGATATCTACAAATGGCTCAATCTTTGCTGGCGCTGGAGACCACACTGTTAATCCTAAAGTGTTTTTTAATAGCTCTGGACTGTTTGCATATGATGCAGGTGGAGTTGCTACAACACAGATTATAAATGATGCACTTGCCAACACACCAACTTTCATTACACAAAATGCAAGAATTGCTCAGTGGTCAATAGATAAACAACTTGTTGGAACAGCTCCAAACCAAACAACAGTAAACTACATACAAAATAATCTTTATGCTACAACTTTAAATAAAAACTATACTGGTATTTCTTCTAATGGAACATATTCTTTTTGGGCTGGCGCAACTTCATCATTAAATACAGATGGTTTAGCAGAATTTTCGGTAAAGCCAAATGGAGAAGTAGTAGCAAGCAAGATAACTATTAATGGTAATGGAACAGAAGGTGCAGATTTAATTCGTGCTGGTGGATCAAAGTTTATAGTAACTCAGGATGGAGATATAACTGCAACCTCTGCTACTTTAAGTGGTAAGCTAACAGTTACACAGCAATCTTATTTTGATTCAAACGTAAATGTTAGAAATGGCTTTATTATTGCTGGTTCAAACGGTCCAAACGTAGGTCCAAATGTACAGATAGATTCAACAGGCTTAAGTGCACGTGGCTCAGGTTCAATTGGTGTAACAACTAAGATATATGGATCAGCCACAGACCCAATCAATGTAAAAAATGCACTTACTGGAGAAACAGATCCTATATCTGGAATTACTTTTTGGACTAAAAAAGCATTGTTTGGATCAACAGAGGGATCTGGATTTATTATCAGTGATGGAAAAATACAATCAAATCAAATAATTATTGATTCTGCTCAAGAAAAAATTGCTATAAGGTCTACCAGTAGTAACTCATCTGCAGGAATATTGCTACAAGCTTCATCAGATACTGGAATAGCAATTGCTGTTGGAAACATAAATACACCATCCAGCGCATCATTTAGGGTAGATTCAACTGGAAAAGTTTTTGCAAGTGATGTAGAAGTTAGTGGTGCTTTTACTGTAACTGGAGGTCAACTTGCAACTGATTTAACAGATATTAATAATGATATAGCTACAACTAATACTAATTTAACTACAACAAATACTAATGTGACAAATGCCACGAACATAGCAAATTCAAAAGTTAAGACTTACTATGATTCAACCCAACCAACAACTGGTTTATCAGTAGGAGATATTTGGTATCACATAGGTAACGGCAACGTTCTAATGAAAAGATGGACTGGATCTCAATGGGTTCTAGCTTCTGACTTTGTATCTGGTAATGGTATTACAGTAGATGAAACAACAAGAGTGGTTACACAGATACAAGCATCTGCAAACCTAGTATTAAAGTCTGGTGGAAGCATTCCAGTTACATTAAATAATCTTGGTTTACGCATGAACAATGGTGTAAGAGACACTTTATTTTTAGATGCCAGCAATGGAAACGCTACATTTTCTGGAAGTATTCTTGCTTCTACTATAACTGGAGGAACTGTCCAAACTGGAGATAGTGCTGCAACTAGAAGAATTGTTATGGGGGACTCACAGCCAGACAGAATTGATTTTTATCCAAAAACTGGAGATCAAGCAAACCTTCCTGGATATCTTTGGGTATCAGATGATAGTGGAAGCCTTACATTGCCAGGCATTGTGTTAACACCACCAACAAATTCTGGATGGACAGGAGGTCGTGCAAGACTTGCAATGACTCAAACATCTGGTGGTGGAACCATGGACTTAAGAGCTACCATAATTAGGACTTATGGTTGGATGAGTGGACAAAGCGGATTCCAAGCAACAAGCCCAGCTTATAGAAATATTTACTCTGGTTCAGATGCTCCGTCGGGTGGGTTAGAGGGCGATGTATACATACAGGTTTAAAGATTTTATGGTGATCTAGAATGCCTTCAGAAATTTTTATTAAAACAGGCTCTAGTTGGGTAGCTGGAAAAGCTAAAAATATTTATATTAAAACAGGCTCTAGTTGGGCAGCAGGAAAAGCTAAACATGTATGGCTTTACCTTAATGCAGGTTGGACAAGAGTATGGCCCCTATCTGGAATATATGCTACAAGAAATCCATTTATATCTACAACATCTTCATCAACAGAACTAGCAGATACAACAGTTTTAAGAGTTGGAACAACATATCGTGGTAATAGAGGAACATGGAATCCAAATGGATACACGATATCATCTTATCAATATAAGTGGGCAGGGTATTCAGCAGCAAACGATCAAAATCCAATATATGATCCAGCAATGACAACATTTTCTACAACTACAACTGATCTTTTAATAAGCGGAACCAACTATGATAAACGATGGATATCTTTTTTTGTAACTGCAAAAGCATCTGGAGGAACAGCATATGATGGATCAGCAGAATCATTTAGATATTATGTTGTTAGACAAAAACCACGTATATCTGTAGATCCATCTTTAAATAATCTAGATCCAAAAGTTAACGACGTAATAACTTACTCTTCTTCATGGGATACATCTGATGCATATAGACCAGAAGCAGCAAGAACATTGATTGTTTGGTATAGAAATACTACTGCCTCTTTAACAGGGGCAACAATAGTTAAGTCAAACTTAGGAACAGCATCTGGAGCCTATAGCTATACTGTAGCTTCTGCAGATGCAAATAACTATATAATTGCACAAGAAACAACTTTTAATTCTGGATCTGATTATGAACTAGGAAGCTCAGTAGGAGTTTCTGCAAGTGTAGCAACAAATAGTACTGTGGCTGTAAAGCCTGCTGCTCCAACATCATTAACAGCAACATCAAATAGAACTGATGGAGTTCAACTAACTTGGAGCGCAGTATCTGGAGCAAATTATTATGAAGTTTATTACCAAAGCTCACAGGGAACTGGACCAGCTAATCAATCATCATTTGCAGACTTTGGACAGGATAACTCAATAACAACAAATTCTTTTTTAGATACAACAATTACAGAAGGATCTACAAGGTTCTATCGTGTTCGTGCTAGAATATCAGCAACTGCAACTGCAACAAATAACTCAGACTGGTTTCCAGCACCAGCATCAAATGCTATATCTGGAACAAGGTTAGCTATTATCCCAGCAACACCAACCAACTTAACTGGATCAGCAAACGGTTTTGGAGACTCTCAAAGCATTTCTTTATCTTGGGACGCTGCAACTAATGCTGAAACATATGAGCTATACTATAATGGAACTGGAACAGCACCATCTGCGAACACAGTGCCAGATTATGGTGTATTTCCTTTAATAACTACCAACTCTTTTACAACACCAATTGTTTTTAGTAAAGGTACAACATATTATTGGTGGGTTAGGTCATCAAGGTACTCAGGATCAAAAAGTGATTGGAGCCTAGTAAAGGCAATAACAACAAACGCAGTGACAATTAGTGGTATATCTATTTCAAATACAACAACTGCACCTGGCTCTGCAACAAACATATCAGTCTCTAATACAGCACCATCTAACACTGGATCTGTTTCGTGGACAAACGGATCTAACACATCTGCTGCAGGCTTATTCACTGTATCTGGTTCTGGATCTGGAGGATCGTCACCGACAAACCCATCATCAGTATCAACTACTGGAAGCTTTACTGTTATATCAACAGGAACAGCAAACATAAGTATTAGAGCTATTAATACCAATAAAACAGTTGCAGTTTCATGGTCACAAGCAAACGCAAAAAGTTACAGAATACTTTATACTATATCTGGTGTTCCAGGCACACAAACAGCAAATGGAAATTCTTCAGATGCTAATCCTTCTGTAGTAATTGGAACATCTGCAAATACCTTTACAATTACCAATATCACTGTCTATTCTGAATTAAATCAGACTGGTAGTTCAACAACTCTATCAGCACCAGCTGGAACATCAGCTACAGGAGCAGACCGAATAACAGACACAACATCTTCGGGATCTGTTACATATACAGCACCAGTAGTTGCTCCATCTGGAGGTACAGCATCAGTTGATCCTACAACTGGAACTGCTGGTACTACACAATTTACAGCATCAACATCTGGTTGGAGTGGTACTGCTCCAATAACATATACATATTCTTGGCAATGGCAGAATACTAGTGGTAACTGGAATCCTGTTGCAACTGGAACAACATTTACTCCAACGGTAGCACAAAATGCTTCAGCAATTGCATGGAGAGTTGTAGTTACAGCAACAAACTCTGCAGGAAGCAACACAGCATCTGCAACCTTTACAGTTAATAACCCACAAATTACATATACTTTTTCTTTGGGTAATAGAATAAGCGTATCTACTAATGGCTATATAAGCTTAGGAACCTCCAGTGCAGTAACTGCTAATACGGCAGATGCAGTAACTAGTACGACTGGACTAGTATTTGCTGTAATGCCAAGAGATATGCAACAAACTTCTTTACACTATTTTGGAGATTCAGCCTCATATGTTGTAAGGTGGAAAGGTCATCAATATAACGTTCCTGCAAATATAATGGAATATGAAGCAAAGTTTTATCCAGGACAGCAGTATGCTGATATGTTTGTTATAACTAGATTTGTGGTTCAAGATAATGCTTTTGCATTTGTAAATGATGGATCTGCTATAACTAGTTATCCAGTTACTCCAACTCAAAGCAGTAGATACCGTGTTAATTTTAATTCATCTGCCCCAACAAGCCTTCCTGGAGGATATTCACCAAGAGCTACTTCAAACATGCTTCTTGCCACACAACCAGCAAATACTGATATTGGAGAAACAACACTTATTACTGCAGTAACTGCTGCAACTCCATTCTTCCCGCCATTTTTCCCTCCATTCTTCCCGCCATTCTTCCCTCCATTCTTTGGTGCAAGTCCGTTCTTCCCTCCTTTCTTCCCTCCTTTCTTCCCTCCATTCTTCCCACCATTCTTCCCATTCTTCCCTCCATTCTTCCCTCCATTCTTCCCTCCATTCTTCCCACCGTTCTTCCCTCCATTCTTTGCTGTTGCAGGACCAACAATTTCTAGTGTTACAGCTAGTAACATAATTAGGACTGGAGCAGTTATAACCTGGACTTCTACTGGTCAGGCTTCATACTTAATTACAGTTTCTCCTTTCGCAAGTCCAAGCGGAGCCACTGGTGGTTCCACCGTTAGAAGTAGACAAGTTACTGGAGCAACCCGTTCAACACAATATACTGTTACTATAACTGTTTACTCAGGTTCAAATCAGACTGGAACCTCAGCATCAAACTCAGTAACCTTTACAACATCTGCTTAATGACAATATACAAGGGTATATGGTGAATCAATATGATATACTTAATAGGTACTATAAATAAGGAGCAACAATGGTATACACATTGACAAATCAGGAAAAAGCTGACATAATACATCAACGATTAAAAAACTTAGAGCAGTCTAAGTTTCATTTTGAGATTAGCCTTATTGAGGAATCAGCAGTTCCAGAACCAAAATCAACAACTATTGATGATCTTCAGTTGCAACTAGATCAAAACAATATGAAGATTGATGCTCTTTTAGCAGAATTAGCAAAGGTAGAGTAGTATTATGACCATAGAATTAACAGCAGAAGAAAAAACTATTATTATAGAACAGCACATGAAGGCTATTGCTTATGCAGAATATAATGCAATCTTAAGCTTAGCACAAGAAAATGCTTTATCTAATCCAAATGCAGAAACAATTTTATCTTTAAACACAAAAATTCAAGATAGCATTTCACAAAAACAAATATTACAGGATGAGCTAGATTCTTTACAATAAAAAGGGGTGCGTTATATGGACAAAAGAGCTGAGTTAGTAATTATGGCATTACAACAACGTATTGGAGAACTTGTTTCTAACTATGAAACACAGATTGCAATATTAAGAGCTGAAATTACTCAGGCTGTACAAGAAAAAGAAGACAAAGAAAAGGCAGAAGAAGAATACTCTAAAAGCCTCAAAGAAAAAGTTTCTAAGTAAGGTAGCTAATGCTAAAATGTAATAGATGCGAAGGTCGTGTCTTTGTAGATAGACAGTACACAACTTCTGAACATATAGAAACAGCCTGCATAACATGTGGAAATAGAAAATTCTATCATCCACCTTCTGCAACAAAAGAGGGACAATGGATACTTCAAAAGGAAAAATCCAGAGCCAAGCATACAATAACGAACCTGTAATAAAAGGCAAAGTTAAAGTATGGTTTATTAATGGTGATCTTGTAAAGGTTTATCATAGCTCTCGTTCTACTGGAATGGTTACGTTTTATAATATAACTAAAGATCGTTTAGAGACATGCTTGCTTGCTGACTTTAAAAAAAGTCGTGAACGTGCATATAGTGTAGCAGAAACTGCTCAACTTGTCAATAGACATAGAAAATATATTCCAAGTTTAATTAAACGAGGAGTCATTCCTCCTCCAATAGGTGCATCACTTAATGGTGAAAGATCTTTTAAGGTTAGAGCTTATTATTCAGAATCACATGTAAGAGAGATACGTGCTATACTTGCAAGTATACATATTGGACAACCAAGAAAAGACAAATTAATAACAAACAACATGACTCCTACAAGCCAAGAGTTGACACGGCGAATGGGAGACGGTATACTTACATATACGAGAACAGAAGATGGACGATTCATTCCAGTGTGGAATGAGTCTATTTAATTTAGAAATGGGTGGGGTAATGGAAAATAGCAATTACGTAGTAACAAATGAACCAACAAAGGTAAATGTAACATTAGGGTATACGCTTAATCTTGGTAACTTTCAGTCACTAAGACTTGATCTAGGAGTTGTAGATAGCAAGCGTGATGGAGAAACTACAAACGAAGCTTTTGAGCGTGTGTACAAGTTTGTAGAAGACAAGCTAACTGAAAAGATTAACGAAGCAAAGTCTGAAATCAACGAGTAATGGCTGAACGCAAAGACCGTATGGCTTTGCTTAGTAGATACTCAAAATTGCATACAGCAAAGTACGAGCAAAAGCCATCTTTAAATTTAAATGTTGAGCAGTGGGCAGCAGACGGACTCATTGAGTCATATGGAATGTCACAATGCTATGACTTATTAGACTATTACTTTTCTGTTGCACAGGAAGCAAGCTGGAACTATTTTGCATATAACGCAGAAAAGATTCTTAATGGTAAACTAGATGTAGAGCAAGATCTAAAAGAAAGACAAGAGCGCAGGGCTAAAGCAAAGGAGTGGCTAAGTGAATAATACGGAAGCTAAAGTAATTTCAGCGGTATTACAAGATAAACAACTTCATGTACTGCTGCAAGCTAACGTAGAGACATTACTTAGAACACATAACGATGTATGGAACTTTATTCGCCTATATGCTGAAAACAATGGAACAGTTCCACCATCATCCTTAGTTGTAGAAAAGTTTAGAGATTTTGAGATTCTTAAAGATGTTGGTGCAACAAAGCATCATCTAGAAGAGTTACAGTCTGAGTACTTAAATGATAGCCTAAAAGATATTTTACGATCTGCTGCAACAGAAGTCCAAGGTGGACAAGGTGTACAAGCACTTGAAGATCTAATTACTAAGACATCAACACTAAAGAAAAACACATCTTCTATTCGTGACATTGATGCAACAGATATTGATTCTGCTATTGCATATTTTGAAAATGTTAAAGAGCAGCAAGCACTTGGAGTTCGTGGTATTAAGACTGGGCTTCCAGGATTTGATAACTATCTACCTTCTGGAATTATGCCTGGACAGCTAGGAGTCTTTTTAGCTTACCCTGGTATAGGAAAGTCATGGATGGCTCTGTACTTCGCTGTACAGGCCTGGAAACAGGGTAAGACACCACTTATTATCTCCCTTGAGATGAGTGAAACAGAAGTTCGTAATCGTGTATTTACAATTATGGGTGAAGGACTTTGGTCTCACCGTAAGATGTCCAATGGTGAAATAGAGATTGACATGCTAAAGAAATGGCATACAGACAAGATTGATGGTCGCCCACCTTTCCATATTATTTCTAACGACTCTGGCGGAGAAGTAACTCCATCTGTTATTCGTGGAAAGCTAGATCAGTATAAGCCAGACTTTGTTGTAGTTGATTATCTTCAGTTGATGAGTCCAAACCAAAAAGCTGATAACGAAACGGTAAAGATGAAGAATCTATCTCGTGAATTAAAGCTTATGGCTATCAGTGAAGAAGTTCCTATCATCGCTATCTCATCTGCTACACCTGATGATGTAAAGGACATGTCTACTGTTCCTACTCTTGCACAGACAGCTTGGTCAAGACAGATTGCTTATGATGCTGACTGGGTTATGGCTCTAGGTCGTGCTAGCAATAGCGATATTATTGAGTGTGCCTTTAGAAAGAACCGTAATGGTTTTATGGGAGACTTCCTAGTACAGTGTGACTTTGATAAGGGCTACTATCGTTACAAGGACTTTGAAGATGGTAAGTAAAGAGATTTATACAGAAGAACAGATTCGTCGTGTTCTAAATGGTGCAGGCCTAGATATTGAAGCTGAGTTTGGTAATGACTTTATTATTTATTGCCCATACCACAACAACACTAGAACACCTGCTGGAGAAGTAGCAAAAGACAGTGGGCTATTCTTTTGTTTTGGATGTCAGGTAACAAAGAATCTTGTTGAGCTGATTATGTTTACTTCTAACAGATCGTATTTTGAAACGGTAAGGTATATTAAAGGCAAAGAGCAGCAGTCTGATATACAAACCATAGTAGATAAAGCACTATATGCCCCACCTGATTTTGTACAGTATGATGAACTACTCATAAAGAGATTAAACAAACAAGCACTTGATGCACCAAGAGCAATGAACTATTTTAATAGTCGCAGAGTAACTAAAGATTCTGTCATTAAGTTTGACTTAGGGTATTCAGAAAAGCAAGGATCTGTAACAATTCCAATTCACTCACCTGATGGTATGTGCCTTGGTTTTGTTGCTAGAACTATTGAAGGTAAAGAGTTTAAAAATACTCCAGGGCTTCCAAAAAGTAAAGTAATGTTTAATTTGCATAGAGTTAAAAGCTCTAGTATAGTTTATGTGGTGGAATCATCATTTGATGCTATCCGCTTAGACCAAGTAGGTTTTCCAGCAGTTGCAACGCTGGGTGCTAATGTGTCTGTATCTCAAATCAGACTATTAGAGAAGTACTTCAATAATGTTGTGCTTATTGCAGACAACGACGAGGCTGGTAGCATTATGAAAGATAAGTTAGTTGAAAAACTAGGTCGTCTTGTAACTGTTATTAACCTAGACAAAAAATATAAAGACATAGGAGACATGGATGATGATGAG